CAGCCTGGGGGGGCGGGGGGGACGGGGGGAGGGGGGGTTTGTTCATTGCGGGGTCTCGGTTGGTTGTGTGGTGGGGATGCCCATGGCCAGAACATCGGCGTACTCTTTGGCGCTCATGCCTGCGCCGTCGTCGTTGCGCATCCATTCGATGATGCGCTGGCGCTCAGCCACACCAGCGTCCAGTGCGGACTGCTCGATGGCGGCTTGGATGCGGGGTGCAATTTGCGCCATCGCTGCCTGCACCTGTTGCTTGCCGTAAGCCTCGAGCAAGACCTGGGCAGCCGCATCGCCTTCGCAGGCGCGGATCTTCATAGTGGTGAAGAACGGGTCCATAGGTTCGGTGGTGCTCATCAATCGCTCCCGTTGGCTTTTTGCAACAGCGCCTGCATCTGCGCCAGCTCGGTGTCGTTGAGGCCCTTGAGGTCAACGCTGGAGACCGCAATCGCGCCGCCGTCCTTGCCGGTGTGCTCGTGCTTTTGGGTCTCGGACCACTTCATCTGGGTTTTGGTCCACCAGATCATGGCCGTCGTGTCGCCGCTCGTCGCCTTCTGGAACAAGGTGCGCCCGACCTGGCTGTTCGCCTTGGCCTTGCCGCTGAGCAGCTCCTCGGCAAAGTGCGTCGTCAGGGTCTCAGCGCTGATGCCATTGCGCACCAGGATGGCGATTTGCTCAAGCGGCAGGCCGTAGCCCGACATGGCTTCCACCTGCTTTCGCTCGGTTTCCGTGGGTTCAAATGCAGGTCGGCCAGCCCCAGGACGAGCCCCGCCGTTTTTGCCTGGTTTTTTTAAAACCGATTTTTCAGTCGCTTTTGTCATGAATCGCTCCTTTCAGTGCAGTGATTCGGTTGGTTTTGGTCATCAATCCGGCTTTTTGGCCGGTTTGGTCTTGTCGGCCTTGGGTTTGTCGGCCTTCCCGATCTCGCTCCCGATCAGGCTGTTGGGGCTGCGTTCGCCCATCACCTCGGTGAAGGATCGCCCGTCGGCCTCCAGGTGCGCGTGCTTGCCGGTGAACTGCTGCCAGCGGGTGACGATCACGTCGCAGTATTTTGGGTCCAACTCCATGAGCCTGGCAACTCGGCCGTTTTTCTCGGCTGCGATAAGGGTGGTGCCAGAGCCTCCGAAGCTGTCCAGGACGATGTCGCCGCCCTTGGTGTTGTTGAGCATCTGGTACTCGAAAAGGGCCACGGGTTTCATGGTCGGGTGCTCGCCGTTGCGGGCGGGCTTGTCGAACTCGAGGATGGTGGTCTGCTTGCGGTCGGCAGCCCAGAGGTGGCCCGCGCCGTCTTTCCAGCCGTAGAGACATGGCTCGTGCTGCCACTGGTAGTCTTGGCGGCCGAGGACAAGGCTGGACTTCTTCCAGATCAGGCACTGGCGCACGGTCCAACCGGCGTCCTTGGCGGCTCCCCGGAAGTTGTAGCCCTCGCTGTCGGCGTGCCAGATGTAGAAAACCGCCCCGGCTTTCATGACCGCGTTGGCTGCGGTGTAGGCATCGCGCAGGAACTCGCGGAACTGGGTGTCGCCCATCGAGTCGTTTTTGATGGTGAGCTTCTCTTTGGTACCGCCCTCATAGGCCACGTTGTAGGGCGGGTCGGTCAGCCACATGTCCACAGGTTGTCCGGCGCAGAGCTTTTCCAGGTCGTCGATGCTGGTGGAGTCTCCGCAGAGCAGTCGGTGACTGCCCATGACCCACACGTCGCCTTGGACGGTGACCGGGTTGGCCGGGGCCTCGGGCGCGTCGTCGGGGTCTGTGAGGCCTTCCTCCAGCTCCAGGGGCATCAGGGCGTCGATCTCTTCTTCGGTGAAGCCTGTGAGGCCAACGTCGAAGCCGAGGTCCATCAAGTCTTTGAACTCGGTGGCCAGCATGGCGTTGTCCCATCCGGCGTTGAGGGCGAGTCGGTTGTCGGCAATGATGTAGGCGCGTTTCTTGGCCTCGGACCAGCCGGTGGCGACCATGACCGGGACCGTTTTGATTTTGAGGCGCTGTGCGGCCATTGTGCGGCCGTGTCCGGCAATGATGCCGCCTTGCTCATCGACCAGGATGGGCGTGGTCCAACCCCACTCTTTGATCGAGGCTGCGATCTGTCCGATCTGCTCGTCTGAGTGGGTGCGGCTGTTGCGTGCGTAAGGGATAAGTTTGTCGATGCTCCACTGCTCGATTTTGTCGGCAGGGTTTCCGGTGAGTTTTTCGGCGGTGATTTCCGTGGTGGGTTTTGTCATGAGGTGCCTTCGGTGGTGGTGGGGATTATGCAACGCGCCAGCAGCGGGCACCGCCTTCGACTGTGTTGCAGGTGAATTTTTTGCCTGTTTTGTTGGCGTGCCACTGAGCGGAGTTGCTCAAGGCTCTTGCGCTCATCTTGGGGGCAAAAAACGAATCGCCGATCTCCATTTTTGCAAACGGGTACTTGGGTCGAGCGCCGCCACCGGTGTGCTCAGGGGCGGGGATATTTTTCTCTATTTCGAACATGGGCCATCCTTGGTTTGAACTTGGGCCTTTATTGTTGATCGAGTTGCAAAAAAATCAAATTCAATACCCGACCCGTGTGATCGGGAATTTTTGGCACAACCTGGCACCGGTGGAACCGGATAAAAGCAGACATTTTCACTGTGTTCTTTCTTGCGTGTGTGTGTGCGTGTGTGCATGTGAATATAGGCGTTTTATCTTGTGCATGGTTGTGCCAAAGTCAAAAACACCAATAAAATCAAAGGGTTGCACGGTTTTTTGTCGGTCGAAAAAAGTTGTGCCAGCTTGCACCGGCACACCTTTAAGTTGTGCCAAAAGCCGGATTTCAGAATGGCTCAGCATCGCTTTCCCAATCGTGACGCAAGCGAATGCCGGTGTAGAGGTTCAATCGTGTGCCAGAACCCTCCGTGGCACAGGCTTCCTGACCCCTCGATGTTGTGCCAGAACCGCGTGGTTGGCTGCGTTTGACGCCCGGGAAAGCGGCCGAAAGTTGGCGGCCAAACGACACCTTGGTGCCTGCGTGATCGCGGCCCTGGGCCTCGCACCACTTCTTCCAAGCCTTGAAAAGCTCGTCGCGATCGGCTTGGGCGTGCTCGCTGACCACGCACATCTCGTCCACAAAAGCGCGGATCGGGCTGGTCTGATCGACCAGGTCTGAAGCCAGCTCGTCGGCCGAGGTGGGGCGCTGGAAGTAGCCGCGCTGGTTCAGACGGGCCAGGCCCTCAAGTGCCCACAGGACGATGCCGGGCAGCTCCTTGAGCAGGCGGGCCGTGAGGCCGTGGTCCTCCTTGCCCAGGAAGCTCGTGTTGAACTTGAAGGGCAGGAACCGGTTGGCCAGGGCGGCCGAGGCGTCCGAGAAGGCGGGCAGCTCGTTGGAGGCCAGCACGAAGCGGATGGCCATCTTGCCGGACCAGGCGGTCATGTTCTTGCGGTCGATCGTGATGGTGTCCTCGCCCGAGATCCGCAGCAAGTTTTCCACGATGGGCTGCTGGTCTGCGCGGCCGGAGAGGCGGGCGTCGGAGATCATGGCCAGGCGCTTGCCGATCAGGGGCTGCAGGCCGAACTGCGTGCCAAGCGACGCGAGGCTGGGGCTCACCCGGTTGGCGTACCCGACCAGGGCTTCGAGGATGCGCAAGATGGTGCCCTTGCCGCAGCGTGGGGGGCCGATCAGCATGAACATCTTTTGCTGGCTGGTGTCGTCGGTCAGCAGGTAGCCGAACATCTCGGCCAGGGTGCTGATGGACTCGGGGTCGTCGGGCCAGAGGCTGTGCAGGAACTTCAGCCACTCGGTCGGCGCGCTGGCGCTGGGGTCGTAGTCGAAGTCCAGGGAGGACACGCAAAACAGCCGGTCCGTCGACGGCATGATGGTGCGGGTCGGGTGGTGCAAGAAGCCGTTTTTGAAGGCCACGATCTCGTGGGCCAAGTGGTCGCCAGGCTTGGGTTCAATCCAGACTTGGGGCTCGGGCAGGTCGGCGTAGCACACCGCGCGCAGGGCGTGGGCGACGTCGTTGACCGTTGAGGTTTTCGGGTTGAAGGCCACCGTCTCGCTGTCGCCTGTCTTAGGGTTGACTTTGAGCGTCAGGCACCCGGCCATGAAGTGGTACAGGCGCTGGTCGATGTAGACCCGGTCCCGAGTGACGTAGCGCGTGGCGTCCCAGCTGTAGAACTCGCCGCGCCAGTGGATGATGCGCCCGCGCTCGGGCAGCGTCTCGTGGAACAGCTCGGCCGTTTTCATGGGCGAGCTCGAGAAGATCATCGGCTGATCATGGCTGTCCGGCGGAATGTTGTCAGGGGCCCGGGGTGGCTCAGGGGGCGGGGGCGTGTGCCCAGCGTGGTCCGAAACGTCGGGGATGGGTGCGTCGTCGAAGTCGGGCGGCAGGTCGTCCCAGGGCGGCTCAAAATCGGATGGAAACGGGTCCGAATCGGGTGGAATCGGTTGTTTTTCTGGCGGTGGCTCATCCGGTGAGCCTGCCTTCATGATGCAGTCCTCGACGGCGGCCAGGCCGTCGGCCAGGTGCAGGTCGTTGAAGTCGGTACCGGTGCCCCGCGTTGAGACGTTCCAGACCGGGATGGCCAGCAGCGCGTTGACGGCTTGGGCGGTCTTGCGGGCGTAGGTCAGGCCAGGGTTGCCCTCGGTTTGAGCGTCGTCGTCGGCCGCGATGATCAGGCGGGCCTCGGGTAGCGCGGCGCGAATCTTGCGGGCAACCGGCTCCAGGTTCCCGGCGTTGAAGGCAACAACCACGCAGTGCCCGGTGGCCATGCGGATGGAGCAGCAAGTGGCCCAGCCCTCGGCGATCACCACGGTGCCTTGCTTGTCGGGCTTGCCTAGCACTGTGTAAGCGCCGCCCGATGGCGTGCCTTTGAGAAACAGCTTTGTGCCGTCAGACTTGATGCGTTGGAGGCCAACCAGTGCGCCGGGGCCGTGGCGCAGCGGGATGAGCAGCTCGTCGCCCAGCATGCGGGCACCCTCGGGCTCGATCTGCTTGCGCTGAGGGTAGGGGTGGCTGGTGACCGTGGTGGCCCGAGCCCACATCTCGGCGGCGCGGGTGGCAGCGGCGTCGCGCTCTATTTTGGCCTGGGCCTCCTCGGCTGCCATGCGGGCCTCGCGCTCGGCGATGCGGCGGGCACGTTCCTCTGGGTCGACCGGCTTGCGGTCCTGGGCTGTTGATTTGTAGCCGCCCTCTTTGGCCAGGGCGATCAGGGTGCCTATGGTGGCGCGGTTGGAGCCGCCGCCGGGTTTGCAGGATTTCCAAACGTCGCGTGCGTCGCGGCTGTTGTAGTTTGAGCCCTGCTGGCTCCAGGCGTCCCACGCTTCGAAGGCGGGCTCACCGAATTCTTCTTTGAGGATGAAGGCCATCTTCACCCAGGTCTCGCGGTCATCGACGCCGCGAACGAATGAGAGCATGCGCTCCGCTGTCTCGAGGGAAATGGGGTCCCTTGGCCCTGTAGTTTTTGTTCGTTGCATACCTGGCGTCTGTTGGCTGGCGAATAAAAGGTGGGGCAGCCCTCGCCAGGGTCAGGCCTTGTCACCGGTGGATCAGACCGGTCAAGCCCCGTGAACAGTATAAGGGCGTGCGGGCGGAAAAACGCAACACCTGCGAAAATAAATGTGCGGTTTTGCGCAACGGTTGTGGTAGCATCGTTGCTGACGCCAGTGCTCACGGAGTCCTGCAAGGAACTCGGCGAAACGCGGGTGCTGGCGTCACATCACGCATGCGGCTTGGCATAAATGGCACACCCTGCTGGCATAAACCGACAAAACCGGGGTTCTGGCCAAGTCGGGCTAACAGGCTGCAGCCGTGATGGTGTAGTTCAAGTTTTGGAGAACAGCCCGTCAGTGGATGACGGGGAAATGCCGGGATCAGCACCGGCCACCATCAACCTCCATTCACCGCCAGCCTGGCATCCTCCACCGACCGAACGATTGCCGCCAGGGCCCCGCGCTTTTTCATCGCGGCGATGAATGCGAGCTGCTCGGGTCTGGCACGGCCCTTGGCGGTTTTCACCTCCAGATAGAACGCCCGCGCATCGCTGGCCCGGTGTCCAAACAAATCCGAGAAGCCTTTGGGCAGACCTGTTTTGACAGGCCGACCATCTTTGGTGAAAAACATCCCCACATTGGCCCTGGCCACGAAGTGCCCGTCGGTAGACAGCGCAATCATGATCTGATGCATTAAATCAGTCTCGCTCATCGCCTGCCATGCTCCCAAACACGCCGCACCAAGGCCTCGAGCTCCTGGCACGCCTTCTCGCCGCGCACCTGCAGGATGCCGCGCTTGACGATCTTGCCCGCCTCCTCACGGCCGCGCAGGTACTCGCGCCGGGCGACCTTGTCGGGGATGGACAGGATGTGGCGGGCCTCGCACTCAGCACGCCAGGCCTCGCAGTAGGTGCACACCGTGGTGCCGTCGATCAACTTCACGACCTGGTCGGTTTCCAGGCGGTTGCAACCAGCGCAGCTCATCGCTTCTGGGCCTCCTTGGCGGCGCGGGCGCGGAGCACGTGGCGCGCCCAAAGCTCGGGGCGTTTCATGCCCCGGGCGCGGCCGATGCGAATGAGGTCGGCCTCGGTCTGCGACCTGCCCTGCTCCATCTTGCGCTCCTTGACCGCCTGGGCCTTGGCGGCGGCAGCGGTGATCTCCTCAAGTTGCCCATCCACTTCTTCGATCTCGCGGCCAACGGGCTCGAAGTGGTGGCCACAAGCGCAGTCGGTGACGATGGAAGGCACAGTGGCAAAGCACACGGGACAGGTTTTCACCGGCACCTCGGACTTCTTGGAGTTTTTGCGCTTTTCGACGGCGGCCAGGGTCCACTCGCGCAGGTCGGTGGGCAGCCCATGGCGCTTCACGTTGCCCGCGTGGTCGAGGATGATGCAGTCGTCCTTGCCAGGGTGTGTGCGCAGGCCACGGCCAACGGATTGCAGGTACTTCACGACCGACTGCGTAGGCGCGAGCTGGATGATGCAGCCGATGGATGGCGCGTCCACACCGGCCACCCACAGGGCGCAGTTGCAGACCACATCCAGGACGCCGTCGCGCAGGCCTTGCAGGGCAGCGTCGCGCTCAACGGTGTCGGACTCGCCGCTGATGGCCACGGCCCGGTACCCGGCCTGGCGAAACTGCTCGGCCACGTTGGTCGCGTGCTCCACGGTCACGCAAAACGCCACGGCCGGGCGACCATCGGCCAGCTTGCGGTAGTGCTGCACGGCGCTGCCGGTAATGACAGGCTTGTCCATGGCGGCGGCCAGCTCGCCCTGGTTGAAGTCGCCCATGCTGGTGTGCACACCGGACAGGTCCGGCTCGCTGGGCGCGTAGTAGCGGATGGGAGCGAGCAGCCCCTCGTCGATCAGGTCCTGCGTGCTGCAGGTGGGCACCAGGATGTCAGCGACCTCGTTCATGCCTCGGCCGTCCAGGCGGCAGGGTGTGGCCGTGAGGTGCAGCAGGTGCGCGCCGCCGGGTCGTTTGAACTTCGGGCCTGCGCCAGCCCACTCGAAAATCTGCTGGTAGGTGTTGGCCACGGCCAGGTGCGCCTCGTCCACGATGATGAGGTCCGGTGGCTGGTACCGGTCCAGGCGGCGCACCAGGGTCTGCACCATGGCCACCTGCACGGGCAGGCGGTGGTTGCCGTCGCGGCCCGCTGCGATCCAGCCGTAGGGGATGCCCGCATCGGTCAGGCGGTTGCTAGTGTCGTTCAGGATTTCCTTGAGGTGCGCGATGAACCACACGCGCTTGCCTTTGTCGAGTGCGTTTTGGATCATGCAGATCGCGGTTGCGCTCTTGCCAAAACCGGTCGGGGCAATCATGACCGGAGCCTTAAATCCACGGCGGTAGGCCGCACGCAAATCCTCGATGGCTTTTGCTTGTCGGGGGCGAGGTGTGATCATCGCTTCCCCGGCAACGGCTGCCGCTCCACAAAATAGCGCCCCGTGCTGTTTATGAACTTGGCGTTTAATCCTCGCTCGGCAAGCAAATGCTCGAAGGTCTCGTTGTGCGGAATGTGCGCCATCCAAACGGCGGCGATCTCGTTGGGCTGGCCGGTCGTTGCGATGCGGTTCAGGAAATCAAGGACCTCAGCGTAGGCGCGGTTTTCGAGGGCGGGTTTGAGGTCAATCATCGCTTCCCCGGCTGAATCCACGCCTGCTTTTCTGTGCGACGCCACGTGGATTTCTCGATCGCCTTGAGGTCGGCCAGGACCTCACTGTGCACAACCTCCATGCCGTGCAGGTGCAGGTATGCGTCGATCACGTTGTGCTTGTTTTTCGCAAACATGAATCGAGGCTTGCGGTGCATGCGAACGCGCAGACGGTAAATGGTGGCGCTGTGGCTGGCGAAGTCGTACCAGGCCCACAGCAGCACGAAGCCGCCGGGCGTAAAGCGGAAGTTCAGACCCAGGCGCAGGTACTCGCACTCGCGGGTGTAATGAATCATTCGTCGTCCTCCTGGTGATCCTGAATCAGCTGGGCCTTAACCAGGTCCAAGCAGCCAAGCGCGGTGGGCAGCAGCATGGTCTGTTCGTATTTGTGGACAACGGCGAGCAGCTCATCGACCAGGGCTTGGGTGATTGCGCCGTGGTAGTTCATGGGGTTTTCCTATTGAGCTTCTCGTTGAGGCTGACGACCCGGTCGCTCTCGTTTATGGCCCACGCGACCTGCCTGAGTTTTCGGATAGCCTTGTTCTCGATCTGCCGAACGCGCTCACGCGTGACGCCAATTTTCAGACCTACTTCTTCAAGAGTCTCGCCGTAAATAACCCTTGCCAAAAACACAAGGCACTGCTGATTGTTCAGGTTTGACCGTTCCCAAAT